TACTACTGACCATGTACCATTTGCGGTGAGTGAGTCCATGTTGTGGTAGACCTTTGGGGGATTTCTACGCCAGTTAATACGGATGAAACGCGTGCCATTTCTGCTCTCGATTGATATCTGTTTTCGGGCAAATGCTTTCGTAAGATCAAAAGTTTCTGCGAACTGTCTCACTGAACGGTCACGGGTGATACGCGCCGCTTGAGGGCGTAAATCAATGATATCTCGGAAGTCAGCGGCGAGTGCGTAGTTAAATACGTCGTCATGTACTGTGTCGGTAAGTGGTACATTTCGTATGGTGTCGATCGGATGAGTGCGAGCGAGCACGTTGTTAGCAGCGCGCTCATACAATGCGAACTTATTGCGCACCTTATTCAGCGAGCCACCGTGGAGCATTCCCGTTAAATGTTCATCTATTTGTGTGATCGTCGCACTCATATGTTAATTGGTGTTTGTGCAGTGTGTTACTAATATTTTAGCTGCGCCATTTGAAAAGGCATGGATATTACCGTTCCAATAAACGCCGTCGATGTGTATTGTCTTCGTCGAGGTGGCCTTCAGAAAAATACCTGCGTGATTGGTTGCGTGATCGCCAACTATGTTCAAGTACACATCAAATGCACTGTCATTTTCCAAATTCGCAAATATTCGACGAGAAGTCGTCGATAGCAGTTGCTCTGATGTGCCCGCAGCTAGGTTATGTACCGTAGATGATGCGGTGTCGTTTATAGTGCAAGTGTCAGTACCAGACACGAGTGTGCCCCCTAGCGATTTATCTTGACTGAAGGCTACCCATACAACAACGACCAAGATTATTACGACTATAATTGCTATTTTTTTCATAAAGTTTGTAAAGAGTTAATAATTACGTAATGATTTTCTATTTGATAATGACCCTATCCTAACCCCCGAAGGGGCTAGAGAGAGTCACTATCCTCCGATACTCCAACACTCTACTTGGAATTCTGCTGTCCAAGCTGAGAAGTTGGTTGAAGATGCTCCTGTGTCAGAGTCATCCGCAGTCAAAGCAACAACAGTGTCTCCTTTGTTCATGATGAACAATAAGTCTCTGTGAGTTGGTGTCACCGTGTCGGTTGACGTAGCAACCGTCGTGGTTGCAATCAAACTCGCAGATGGCGCTGCATTTGATGTCGATGTACCTACCGAGAACTGATGAGCGGGTGAGTAATCAGTTGAGTCCCAAAACGCTCCTGCGGTTGATGAGTCACAAAAGATTGGCGCACCGTCGTTCGTATAAATCGTTCGAGGTGTATTGGTAGCAGCCGTTGAGATACTTCCTCCAATCATGAAGGTATCAAATGATTTCGTTATCGTTGTGGTTGCTATCGTGGCTGCTCCGGTCACAGTTAACGTAGTTCCTCTAACTTGCCCCGCAGATGGAGACGTACCGTCTGCGCTAAGCCCATTAGGGAAACGTGTACCTGATCCTACGGGATCGCCCTGTATTTGAACTGGTTGATTATTACCACCAACCAGCATCGAGATAAGCACAATACCGATGAGTACTGTATTTATCCAACTATGAATTTTATCCATGTTATTCATATTTGTTGATTGGTTAAATGATAATAATCTACGCTGTTCCGTTGTTACCGACGTAACCGAACCAGCTCTGAATGAAGTGCGACTCCATGTAACGAGCACGTTCGACGTATGTGTCGTTTGCTGTGTACTGTGGCTCGATAATGTTCATCTCGAGACCCGAGAGTACACGTCTGCTTGCTTGCTGATTGTGTGATACCACATGGTATGACGTATTTGCGTTCGTATTTGAGTTGTATGTTGAACCCAAGTAAATTGAAGCGCGAATGCGTACTGAACCATAGATTGTCTGAAAAATGTTCTCTTGGTTCTCACCCGAAAATGGGATGAGGTCAGAGTCCATTGTTTCGTGAACAGTCTTCAAAAGGATGAATGGTACGACAATACCTTCAAACAATTGACTACCTGCTTCACCGTCTTGTGCGAACTGGTTTGCGAGGCTTTGTACCGTAGTCCATAAGCCATCAGCACTGAGCGCTGCGGTTTCGAGGTTATCAATGGTAACGGACTTCAAACTCGTGTGGCTGTTGTTAGCCCATGAGTTTCCGTCTGGTGTCGTGCTGACCGAACCGTCAAATGCGTCACCATAGGTGTCTTGTACCGTTGTTGTGTCCTGTCGGACACGAGCACGGTCGCCCATTTGTTCGCCAATCTTGGCACGCTTTCCGATACCAACTTGGTCTGTCTTAAATGCTTCAAATGAGATAGGGATTTGCTTTACCCATTTCCTCTGACGTGCAGTTGTTTGATTCCCGATGAATGTGTCATCGCTTGGAACATCCTCCTGCTCACCAATCTCATTGAATGCGCCAACATTTGAGTCTTCGTCCCAAATGTAGACCATTTCGTCTGCATCCGTTTGCCTGAAGAAGAACCCATCGCGTGCTGACAAATAGTCAGGTTGCTGTTCGCGCATGTATTCCTCCCACGCAACGCCGTCAATCGCAGTTTGCGTGGCGTCCGGTGACAGTCCAGTTGTATGTCCACCTGTATAAGTAGGCATAAATAAATAATGAAGTTACTTGTTAATTACGATACGTCGAATCGATACACGGTAGCTGCGACGGTGCAGTACAAACGGTTGAGTGAAATGTCACCTCCGACAATTTCAAAGCCCGATGTATCTGCTGAAGCGTCATCGTGAATCGTATACAACTCGCCACCGTCTGTTGCGCCGGTTGCGTTGTAGTCCATGAGTACATAGTCACCAGTGATATTGATGAGTTCTGAATCCGTGTCTACGTTTCCTACTGTTTCCGCGCGTCCTCGAACTTGTCCAACACCGATAGCAGGACATGCACAATGAATTTCCTGTGCATTTGTTGTGCCGGCTGCGGCATTGATTGAGTTCTCAAGCGGAACACCACCCCAACGGTCTGTACCGATAATTGGAGCGTCCGCGTTCGTAAGCGCATAAACATTTGCTGAAGCCGCGCCACTTGATGCTGTTGCTTGGCTGTCGATTGATTCACCTTGCCGAATTGCCGTCCCGCCTGATGCGACGCGACGACGAATTGCTGCTTGTGGACCAACGACTTGTAAATCTGCTGTCATATCTGTTTGATATTGTTGCTAACAGAAGTTAGCGTTCCTAATCGGAACGTTATGGTAATAATGTAGATTACTTTAGCTTTTAGTTTGCAACTTCAATCCACTTTCTCCCTGTCTTATGGTCTTTGAAAAGGAACTGCTTGCGTTCCTTTCTTCCGATTTGCTTCTTAAAGGCTTGGCGTTTGCCGTCCCATATATAGTCTTTGTAGCCAATCTTTTCCGTAGCAGAGAGTTTTGGTGCGCCCTGTTGAGGTGCATCCCTGTGTGTCGAAGCTGTGTCGTCTGAAACTGCATCTTTACCTTTCAAAGCGCGTCCTAATTCAGCGTTTTGAGCAACTATTCGTTTGCGGTTAAGCCCGCCGAGAGCAAAGAGTACGTCTTCCTGCAAGTCTCCTGTCGGCACAACGCGAGTTCTCCAGTAGGTGAGGGCAGCTTGCGCTTCCTCCTCTGATGAAGTATTTGCTCGTGCAATTTCAATTGCCCGTGATTCCTGCACTTCTTTGAGCGTGTTTTGTCGCTCGGCGCGTATCAATGACTGCATTTCGCGACGGGTGAGTGGTTTATCATCGTCACCCTCGTCGGTTGCTTCTTCGTCTTCACGCTTCGCTTCACGCTCTTTATACGCATCTTCAGCTTTCTTGCGCTCTCCCTCCGCACGATTCCGTTCAGTTTCATCTTCAGCTTTATAATCTATTTCCTGTGAAGGATCTTCGCGAGCTTCTTCTTCGGTTGTTTCCTCCTCAGATGTGCCTTCATCTTCGGTGGTTTCTTCCGTTGATTCAGCATCTACTTCTTCGTCCTCGTTTGGGGACTCCTCTGTAGTTGAGTTTTCTTCAGCCATAGTGTGACATCGTATTATAAACCTCGTCAGGCATCACTTTAAGTTAATAGTGTTGAACATCGGGTTACGTTCCCGTAACGTAAAAACCGCTCGTGAGAGCGGTCTAGTAGGGCCGCGGAACATGGTGAGATGCTTCGCAGTCCTATTAGACTGCCCTCTAGCCCCTCACCGAGCGTTGGTTTTTATTGATATAAATGTTCTCTTATAAGTCTTTTAATCTCGTTTTCACAGCGTCCCATG